TCCCATGCGGGACCTGATCAACAATATCGACGTCAAGCGGGCGATTTCGCCGGCTGCGGCCGTCACCGACAATACCGCCTTCGTCTCCCAGATCCTCGACCGTCTCGGCTCCGAAGCCGTGGCCCTGGTCATCAATCTGGGTTCGCTGGCCGATGCCGACGCCACCTTCGCCGTCACCATGGAGCATGGCGACGTCGCCAATCTCTCCGATGCGGCGGCGGTTCCGTCCGATCAGCTTAACGGCACGCTGGCGCTGGCCGGCTTCGATTTCAGCGCCGACAACGCCATCCGCAAGATCGGCTATACCGGTGGCAAGCGCTATGTGCGTGCCACGATCACGCCGTCGAACAATACCGGCAACGTCTTCCTCTCGGCCGTCTGGCTTCTGGGCAGGAACAATCTCCGTCCGACCGCCAATCCGCCGGTCTGATCGGCCTGACGGGTGAACCCGTGCCGGCGCGCCCTGCGCCGGCACATCCCAACCTCATATGAGAAGGATATTCGCCATGAAAGGCGTCGTGAAGAAGAGCTTTCCGTTTGCGCTCGACGGCATCTCCGTCACCGTGTTGAATGCAGGCGACGATTTTCCGCCGGCGGGCTACAAGGTCACAGACCAGGCATTCCAAGGATTGGTCGATGCCAAGTTCGTCGAGCAGACGTCGGACGGTGAGGGCGCGGCCAATGAAGATATCAACCGCCGTATCATTGAGGCGATCGACCGCCGCCTCGACCTGTCTTCGGACGAGGAGCTGAAGGAAATCATTGCCCGCCGCGGCGCGCCCTTCAGCGGCAATCTCGTTCACGCGGTCCTGGTCGGCGAAGCCAAGGCGCAGCTCCTGGCCGAGTTCGAAGGTACTACGCCCGTCCGCGGCGTGGATGCCAATTCCGGCGTGACCGAACAGCCGCTCGCCGCGCCTGGTGCGCCAACGCCGCCGTCTGCCGCTGCCGCTGTAGAGCAACAGCAGGCCCAGGCCGACGCGGCAAGCCAGCAGAACGGCGCCGAAGGCACGGGCGAGAGCGAGGTCAAAGTACTCAGCGAGGCCGAGCTCAACGCGATGAACAAGGCCGATCTCGAAGCCTATGCTGCCGATCGCAAGATCGACATTTCGGGCGCGAAGACCAAGGCCGATATCGTCGCCGCTCTGACGGCGAAGTAAGGCGCACAGGCTCCGATGTTCACCGTCATCACGCCGGCCACCAGCATCGCGCTCCTGACGATTGCTCAGTTGCGCGATGCCGCCGGCCTGGACCCCAACGACACCAGCCAGGATGCGAAGCTGCAGCTGCTGGGCGACCGGGTGGCGCTTGACATCGCCACCCACTGCAATGTCGTATCCGACGGGCTGAATTCGCCGACCTTGCTGTCGGAGACGGTGTCGGACACATTCGATGACTGCAGCCGGCAGCAAGAACTATTCCTCTCGCGACGGTTCGTCTCGGCCGTATCGTCGATCGACGAAAACGGCACCGTCCTGACGACGGACGATTTCGACATCGATCGGGAATCCGGCGTCATCTGGCGGATGTTCAGTGGCCGCCGCGGCTGGTGGTATTCCGGCGCGGCGAAAGTCACCTATGTCGCCGGCTTTGTCGCGCCGCCGCCTGATTTGGTTGGCGCTGCTTATGACATGGTGAAGTTTCGGATTTCACAAGGCGCTCGCGATCCGCTGCTGAAGGCGTTGGAAATCGAGATTGCCGGCGTGGATCGGACTCGCAACGAATATTGGGTCGGCTCACTCGCCGGCCAGAGCGCCAGCAGCGCCATTCCAGACATCGTAGCCGGCCAACTCGGCCGCTTCCGAAGTGTTTCGGTGGGCTGAGACCATGGCCGATCTTTCCGACACGCCCGGCGGCGCCATCGCCCGCCTCGATGCTGCCCTTGCGCAGCATGGCGAGGACATCATCCTGCGGCGGACGGTCAGGCGCAGCGGCGTGGATGTCGTCGTCGATGTCGCCTGCCGGGCATTCGTGCGGGCGGTGAGCGCGCAGGAGATCGTCGGTAGCATCAAGGCTACCGACGTCAACGTGGTGATTTCGCCGACGGAAATCCTGGCCGCCGGATGGCCCGGGCAGGACGACGTAACGCCGGCCGGCTTGAATGCCGACCAGCATCATCCGCGCATCACCGACACGGCGATCGTGCAGGGCAAGCCAAGGCAGGTCAGGCTGTCGAAGCCGATCCTGATGGGTGGGACCTGGGTTCGGTGCGACATGGTCGCGGGCGGATGATCGATCGCTTCTATATCTGTCTTGGCATCTTCCTGGTCGGATGGTTTTCCGGCCTTCTGTTCGCCATCGTGCGCATTATTTGGTTTCCTCATGGCCTCTTCGCTGCAGTTTTTTGATCGCGAACTTTCGGTCGCGCTGACTGATCTCGACCCGGCGGCGATGCAGAAGGAACTGGCGGCGTTTGCGCGCCGCAGCGTCGCCGATGTCATCCGCAGCGGCGAGGCGCCGGCGGACTACGAGGTGTTCGTCAACGGCCGGCAGGGGGCACCGGAAGAGAGCGTCGCGCTGCCGGGACCGATCGTCTATGTGTTTTCCAACTGGAAACTTGCGATCGAAACGGCGATCGAACAGCTGCAGCAGCGGGTGCCGAGCCGCACCGGGCGTTATGCAGCGTCATTCGTGGTGCTGGCCAACCAGCAGGTGGTGACCGATTATAAAAGTATCCCGCCCGACGGCGAGGTCGTCATTTTCAACCGGCAGCCCTACACCCGCAAGATGGAAACCGGCGCCAACAAGACAGGCGGGCGGCATTTCGATCGGGCAAAAGCGGCCTTCAATCGGCGTTTTCCCGACGTGTTCACTGCACAGCTGGTGTACCTGAATGTCGCGGGCGGCGTGGCGCCGGAAGTGCCGTACATCCTGAAGGGTTCGGCCGGCCGCCGCAAGGATCGGCAGGCTGGCCAGCCGATCACCTATCCAGCCCTCGTCATCAATCCGGCCTAAGGAGCGTGGCAATGCGCATCAAGATTGGCAATCGATGGTATGAATGCAAGGCAGATCAGTCGATCATGATCGAGCTTACCGAAGCCGACAAAATGAACATTGCAAAGATGGCGCCAGACGCGACCAAGTATGCGTGCTTTGACGATGCAGATGAGCGGACGATTGACGAGAAGCTTGCCTGGATGAAGTCGTAACCTATGGCTGGCGCGGAAATATACGATGCATTCTGGGGCAAGCTGCAGGGCTCCTGGACGGCGACGGCCATTGCCGAGGAGGGCAGTTTCAGCCAGCAGGTTGTCGAGGCGGGCCTGCCGTTCGTGTTCATGGAACTGTTCGACCTCTCCTACGGGCAGATCAGCACCGGCGCGCAGCAGCAGAACTACTGGGAGGAGCATGGAATCACCAAGTTCCATGTTATGACCAGGTCGGGGCAGGGCAGCCGGCAGGCGCGCGTTCATGCCGATGCGCTGCGGCAATTGTTCCGCGAGCAGCCGCTCGATACCGCCAGCGGTGCGAAAGTGCACATCCTCGATCTGCCGATCGGCCCTGATGAGCCGGGACAGGACTTTCCGAACTATTTTTCGATCGCGCTGGTGGTTGCCTGGAAGCGCATCGATGCGACCGATCTGACCTGAATTCCGGCCTGGCCGGAAGCCCCAAACGCCCTTGGGCAAGGCACTTGGCCCGCCGTGATGGCGCGCCCGTCCCTTAGATGGAGCCCCTTATGACAGTCGCGGAAAGCAGTCTCTCCCGCTTTGCCATCGTCACGGAAACGGCGATCGGCACCACGCCGGCCACGCCGGCCTTCCAGACCATGCGCCTATTGAGCGCTTCGCCGAAGCTCGGCAAGCAGGTCGACGTGCCGGATGAAATCCGCGCCGACGGCAACGTCGCCTCGATCGTCGATGTCGGCCGGTCGGGTTCGATCTCGATGCGGAGTGTGATGTCCTACGGCACGTTCGACAAGCCGCTGGAAAAGCTGTTGCGCGGCACCTGGACGACAAACGTGCTGGTCAATGGCATCCTGCAGGCGGCGGACACGATCGAGCTGACCTACGATCACGTCGCCTCGAAGAGCTACCTGCGCTACAAGGGCTGCCGCTGGAACACCCTGGACCTGGTGCTCGAAGCCAAGAAGTCGGTGACTGCCGATTGGGGCATCAAGGCGCTGACCGTTGCCGACGCCGACACGGCGATCATCACCGGCGCTACCTATGCCGCAGCGACGACGACGCCGGTCATGAACGCGGCCAACGACGTCGCGGCGCTCAGCATCACCGGCATGACCAATGCGCCGAAGGTCAAGAAGCTGACACTGAAGATTGATTCCGGCGTCTACGACAACGACATCGTCGGTCAGAAGGATCCCTATTCCCAGGGCATTTCGATCATCAAGGTGACGGGCTCGATCCAGACGCTGTTCGAGAACACCGATACTTACCAGGCGGCGATCAACCACGACGACATCACCCTGTCGACCACGATCGGCGCCGCTGCTGGCAGCCGCTACACGATCCTGTTGCCGAAGTTCAAGCTGCTCGACGGCGGCCCGGAGATCGGCCGCAATGGCAGCGCCGTCATGTATGACGTGCCGTTCCAGGCCTATTACGACGCCACCACGGGCGGTACGATGAAAATCACCAGAGCCGTGTGAGGATAATCCAAATGGCAAAGAAAGCAGCAGACGCGCTGGAAACCTTCGTTCCGGCCGAAACCTTCGACGGCTATCCGTTCGATCCGAAGGGCGCGCCGGTGAAATTTGTCGCCGGGCAGGAGAGCATTCCCGTGCCGTCCGACTATGTCGAAATGCTCAAGCAGAAGAACCTGGTGGCCGACAAGTCCGCCAAGGGGGATGCCCCCGCCAAGGGGGATGTTTCCAGTGCCGATGCTGCGGACGCCGGCTAGCCCGGCGTTCAAGGCATAACCGGGCGGCAGCCGTGTCGGCGGCTGTCGTCCACCTCCTCCGACAAGGAACGATCATGACCGAAAATAAAATCAAACTTCTCAAACTATCCTCGCTGGCGACCGATATCAAAGCGGAGAGCAAGGGCGAACTGGTGCCCGTGATCCGTTGGACCGGCCTGGATCCTGATGCTCCCTTCGCGGTGACGGATCTTCCCGGGGTCAAGTTTTTCGTCCGCTCCGACAATTATGATCCTTACAAGGTGGCGCGCCAGAAGCTTGCCGAAGACATACTGGAAAAAAGCAAGGCTTCGCCCGACGCCAGGAATTGGGACGAATATTCGGAGGTCGAGCACGGCCGCTTGATGGTCGAGCATCTTCTGCTCGGATGGGAAGGTCTCGACGAGGCTTACGCGCCCGAGATCGCGATGACGGCCTTGACCAATCCGGAATCGCGCACGCTCCGGCAGATGGTGATCTTCTGTGCCCGCAAGGTCGGCCGGCGCAAGGCGGAATTCGTCGAGACCGCGGCAAAAAACTAGCCAATGCCGCAGCCTGGCTGCTGCGGCCTGAGGAAGATCGTGAACTGCAGGAATGGATGGATGACCTCGCCAAGGATTATCCCGATGAAGCCTGGCTCAAGACCGAAGGCGCCAAGCCGGATTTCACCGTCGAGCCATGGCACGACTTCTACTGGCAGGCATGGCACGCACTCCGCTACGACCGCGTCTATGCTGGCATGACCGGCGCCGAAATGCCCATCTCCTTCCTGTCGATCGATACCTATGCCCGCCGCTACGGCATCACGGGTGAGATCTTCGACAGGCTGCTGCGCTTCGTCTCGGCGATCGACTTCGCCTATCTCGACATCAGGAACAAGGCGGCCGCGCGGTCGCAGGACAAACCCACGGTGAAAACGAATGGCTGATACCCAGTATCGCGCGCTTTCCATCCGGGCGGCGCTCGCTGCGGATGATTATACCCGCGGCGCGCAGGCCATCATCGCCGCCAACCGGGAAATGGGCCAGTCCGCCGGTCAGGCGGGCTCGAACGTCGTGCAGTTCGAGACCAAGGTTTCGAGCGCCGCCGACGGCTTTACCAAACTTGTCAACCGCATCGATCCGGCCGCCAAGGCAGCGCGGCAGTTCCAGCAGGACCTGCTGACGCTCAACCGCGCGATCGAGAGCGGCAAGACGTCCGGCGACGCCGCAGTCAGCCTCTATGTGCAGCTGTCGTCGAA